CTAATATCCATAAAATTCGCCCCCATAATTGCCAGTTCCATAGTTTAGGAATGTTGGCAAATGAGGGTGCTCTATATATACTGACTTTAATTTAAATATATGTTGCTGGGTGAAAAAACGATCATCGTGTCGCATTTCTGGCTGTTCGGCTATATCAAACACCGGGTATGCATGTATACTGTCATCACCGTCGTAAAACAATATATACAATCCGAGCCCAATATCTAAATTAGCAACTAAATCGCTCGTTTTAAGAAATCCAGCCACTTGTTTAAATTTAGCGTAATCGCACACAAAGCGGCACTCTATTTCAGCCTCACTATATTTTCCAAATCGTATCCGCCTTCTCTTATTGGTCGGGTCCTCTTCATCGTACAAGTATTTGGTCGCCGGAAACACATCGACTTCACCTTCATGAACAGCTATTTCCTCTGTATAACCAGATATACTTAAAAATCTTATCAGCTTAAACACTTTAAACCTCTAATGCTGAGATCCGGATTGGCTGTAAAGACAAATCAATCATGCCACAATCCCGCTCTATTTCAGAAATTATATAATGTCCCACATCATGTCTAAATCTATCCCCACAGTGAAGATTGCTATTTAGACCAATAAAGCTGTGTTCAGAATAGCTTATAACACCAAACTTGTCATAATACTCCTCAAACCAATCCCGTGTCTGTATCTCATCATAGTGTCGATCCTGGGTATGCCCCTCTACGGATTCGTACACTACGCTCATCCGGATGCGAGCTTCCACATTACGATCTATATTTCTCTGTTCTTTCGATATGCTTATGCCGGACTTAGCTATCTCCCCGTCCGGCGTTACAGTACCCTCTGAGGCGTAACTTACAAAGATAATCTCGTTCCCATGTAGTGTAACTCGACAATTGCCCGCCATGCAAATGAGTTTAAGTGCCTCCGATATAGAAAGGTTACCAAAATAAAGTCTAAGTCCTAATGCACGTGGTTCATAGTTTTCGATCATATTCCCTAGCTTTGTGTCTACGATCCAATGAAAAGGCTGCAATAACATAAAATCATCTGGGAATGATGTCGTAAACCCTGGCATATATGTGTCTATAAACCTATTGATGATTTCCTCCATTACACCAGCTCCCACAGGTTGCACCCCCCAAAGCTGATGTAACGGCCTCGGAGTACAAGATATATATGCACCAGACGGGAGCTCAATATCCAATAAAGGGGAAATCTCTTGTATAAAGTCTAACCCGACTCTGTTGTCTGCTATCTCAATATCACTCTCATAATCGATTACACCAGAGAACAATATTCCACTATTCGAGTATAAATGCACCTTTTCTATCTCGTGCAGGTTTGTACTTAAAAAGCATAAAAAACCATCCTTAAAGCTTTCGTTATACACAAAATCAAATCGCATATTGGGGACATGTATAATATCCTTATATATGCTATATGAGGTCTTTAGCGTTGGTGCCGAGGCAAACTTTATCTCGCTGCCACAAAATGTGTGTGCTGTCCCATCTGCTAATACAAATTGGATTTTCACCGCCGCCTCCGCTCGTAGTGCTCCTTATCTCTTAGGTATACTTCATAACGCTCTGTACCTGTCCGCTTATCTTTGAGTTCAAACACACCATCCACCCTTTTATCTATTATGGCTTTTTCGATCCGTTCCAATCGGCTGACCAAACCGTTCGCATCCATTCCCGGACTTCCCGATACCGCTCCACCGCTAGCATATACAAATTGAGGAGGGGATGGTATTTGGCGCATATTGGGAATAGTAATGTGCCCCAAAGCCTGTTTTACATTATCCAGTGGAGCAAAATTGATAAAATCAAATACACTCTTTCCTAACGCTCGCACCCTGTCCCTTTTTGTGATATATTCCTCGTCTTCAGCTTCTATCAATATCCCACCTTCTGAATGCCTTCTACCACGCAGAATTCCACCGCGCTCCAGCTTAGGTGGGCTAGCCGAAGCTATCTCTTTTAGGCTGATTACGCCCTGGGCCATGGTAGCCGCGTAGGCAATTGGCGCCAGGGTGGGACCCACTACCGGGATGCCTACCACGGACTTATAAGCTGCCATAGCTGCTGCCGGTGTCTCCATTACAACTTGTGCCATGTTCAATGTCTTTGATAGTCCAAACCCGATCTTACCAAAATTGGCAAGATTCTCAGCCATATCTGCCAATCCGCGAGCTCCCATCTTGATACGATGAGTCATAGATGCTTTTTCTAGATTCTCTATTGCTTCTGTCCTCGCTCTGGCTATCTCCTCCTCCGTTTTGCCAGCCTCCAGAAGCATCTCCTTGCGCTTTTCAAACCAGTCTTCAGTCGCCCGAATTTGTGAATTCAATCTGGCTATGTGCGGGTCTGTCTGCTCAAGCTGTTTTTGCTCAAACTCCCATAAAGCTTTTTCTATCTCTTCTTTTTCTATACGCCTTTTATCTTCCGCCTCTGTTTGGATCTTAGTAATTTTATCTTGGAACACTTTCTCTATCTTTTCCAAAGTCTCTTTCGATGCTTGTAATTCTCTCGCCTTTTCCAGCTCACTTTCTTTTTGCAACTCTAGCTCTGCGATCCGGCGGTTCTCTTCTTCCCCTATCATCTTCAAATTGTAATCTTGTCTCAGTCTGGCCAGATCTTCTAAACGTTGCTTTTCCGCTGGTGATAAAACCTCTTTTCCGTCAGATGTCGCTCTTTCTCCGTCATTTATCTCACCAGCCTCTTTCGCCTTTTCATTTGCTTCTGCTGCTGCCTTACCGGCTTCCTGCCAGATCTCTTCTGCCTTTTTACCGAGACCACTAAAAGCATTTATTGATGTTGAAAATGAGTTTAATATTGAATTGTTCGCTTCCTTAAAACCAGAAACAAAACCAGTTTTCACCTTCTCTACAACGGTTTTAAGATCTCCCGCGAAAAGGGCTGTCATGATCTCGGAAATATTGGAGAAAACACTCTTGACAGTCTCTTGCAACACGGTGAATGGATAGGTGAGCACCTTTATTGCCCCTAATCCGAAATGAATTAAAAAGTCTCCAAAGGCTTTAAAATATTCCCATGTAATCAATAAAGCTACTTTAGCATATTCCCATGCAGCCGAAAACCCACCAATATGTTTTATCGCTACTACTATGCCAGCCACCAGTGCAGCTATCGCTGTTACCACAATCCCAATAGGGTTGGCAGCTAACGCCAAATTAAGCCCGATTTGTGCTGTTTTCCATGTTACTAGCGCTCCAACCAATATCCCTATTGATGTAGCCACTGATTTGAACAACGCCGGATGCTCATTCAATACCATCGCAAGATTACTCAGGATTCTTACAATTGGCAACAGTGCTTCTTTTACTAAATCCCCCAACTTCTCTTTTAGATCGCCCACCAAATTCTGATATTGCTCCAACGCCCCCGCTCCGGTTTCAGTCTCAGCCTTCGCCAGCTCAAATCCATCTGCCATATTTCGTTGCAATATCGCCATTTTCTCAGTGTCTGTCTGTGCGCTCCGTAATACCGGTATATACCGCTGTAGCTGTGTAAATTCACCTTGATAAGCCAGAGCTATGCCCTTCATCGCCGTTTCCTGAGTAAGCCCCGCGGCTTCATAGGCTTTAGCCAAACCTATCGCACCTTCTAGCGCCTCTTCTCGCTTTTCCGACACTATACCCATGTTGACCGCCAGACCCAGTAAACTCAACGACTGCTCGTCACCGGTGGCAGTCAGATTTTGAACCTCCGACGCATACTCCTTTAATCTCTCTATTTCTAAGTCCGCAGCTTCTCCTTTGATTTTAAGCGCATTATACAAGTCATTCTCGGCTTTTTCCTGCACATTACTCAGCGTGATTAGATCAGATACGTTCCGACGAAATAGCCCTACTATTGCATTTATACCCTGGTAGGCAAGTCCCAACCGAGCCAACGATCCTACGGCTGAACTACTATCTCCTGTTATGTTTATATGTTTATCGTCCGGAATCCCCTCAATCTCGCCCGCTACATCATTCGCCTCGTCTATAGCGTCAGAACCATCTGCGCTCATCGTTGCTTCTTTATCAGGAATCCCATCAATCTCGCCCGCCACATCATTCGCCTCGTCTATAGCACCAGAACCATCTGCACTTAGCACGACAGGTTGACCCATCTTGTCGAGAGTAGCTTTTACCTTCTCATCCAGCTCACCTAAGCCAGACAAAGCTCTCTTCAAATCGATCTTGATGCTTAATGTTAAATTTTTCTTCATATTGGAACTTCCTTGTTGCACACAGATCGATATGACTTATTATCTAAATAAGGAGGAAAGATGATCAACTTTCTGGCAGGGATTGGAATTCTGGCAATATACGCTTTTATCTTTATCGGCATACCGTTTATTATATTAAAAAGAGACATGAAAAGACCTCCGGAAAAAGGGTTCTTTCGTGATCTCTTCAAATAAACTCCATTACTTTTTTTCATCTCTTTTTAGCCTTTCTACAATATATACTGCCTCGTCCAATTCCAAATCCGGCTCATATAGCCCCAATCTCTTCAGAACATATATGTAGTCTAAGAAGACATTTTCTGCCGGTATTGAATATTTACCATTTCTCTCAGGAAGCTTGGTAAGTACTTGACTATACCGGTAAAAAAATTTTCGATCAGACCTCCCACTTGATCAGCTTCCATCTCTTCAAAATCAGTCTGGTTGTCGTTTGTTATAATCTGCAGAAACTCCACCAACTTACCCTCATATAGAAGCCTGTCTAACAGTTTGCCCACAGATATGTCAATGTTGGCTTCATCACCATCCAATACACCACCAATCCCCATTTCGTTAAACAATCTTTTTACCTTCTTTAGTACATTTAGATTCGTATATACTCTCATATCTCCTCCTTATTAATCCTGCTCTCATCAATTATTATATTCATTATAGCCCCCATTTATTTATCATATGTTCCGCTACATCCTGCTGTTTAGCCGGTGATATAAATTTATCCCATATTATGACTTGCATTACTCTGCCTATGAACCACCAGTCCAGAACCTTATCAAGCCCCAATGTGAATCCGTCTATCGGTGTAATTTTTCTTAGACTCATCTCCGTAGCAAAATTCCCATTATCGTATATTCGTGCCCCCTCATTTTCCGCAGATATGCCATAAACGAATGGTGCAAATGGTTTTGGTCTATCAATCCCAATCTCCGTCCCACCCCCATCCGGAGTGAAGATCAATGCTGATGTGCCACCATAGCAATAGCTTGCTATTCCATAAAAATTCGGAGCTGAGAATATTGACATAGTTGCGTCTTCCTGTGTGCTAAATACTATCACTATTGAATATTGATCTGATATCGTTACCCCATTCTCATCTTTTAGATTGTTATGATTAAACTCTACCGCCGGTTTGCCGTTTGGTGCACCGTTCTCTCTATATACGGGTGGAAAGCCATCCTCTCGTAGATTCATGTTGCCTTTATCGTCTTGCCATTCATTCACGGGATCTCCTTCTCGCAAATCCAAGCTCTCAGCGTCGAATATTGATACTGCGTCGAGAAGAATAGGATTAGCGCTTACGAATCCATCGCCTGCCGGTGCGGGTATTATTATCTTACCCTTATTGCCGGTAAACGCTTTTTTTCCGGTGCTTGCTGTAAAGCTCTGCTTTCCTGTGTTGCATCCAAACATCAATTCTTCCTCAAATTATTTTTTAAGGTCATTGTCCCCTGCCCGACCATAAACCAGTCATTATTTCCATCTTGCACTAATGCCTGCGTGAAATATTCGCCTGCTTGCATTGATAACGTATCTGCCATATCTATCGTAACGATAAATTGTTTTTTATCTTCTTGATTTATCTCTATTCCGTTGCCGAGTGTTTTCGTGAAAGTCGGTTGGCTTGTCTCATCGTTCGCTACTGCAAAATAAATATCATTTGCATCGATTTCAAGGTCATCTAAATCTGAGACAAGATATGTTATCTCTTTCTTAGTTCCGATTACGTGAATGAAATTTTTATTTAGTCGTGATGCCATTTTTCTCTCCTATCCCTGCGAGATATTATCTATACATACCACAACAGTTAGTTTATTTTCTATCTTCAAAACAATATTTGGGGTAGGGTCTATGATCGCATTGTTATGTACAAGGTTCTGAATATAAATGCTTGCCTGACCACCGGGTGTATTGACGGTGATCGGGATATCGGCGAGTTTTATCTCTCCATATTCGTCTCTCTCTATTTCATAGAAGCTACCCCCCGACCCAATTATATGTGCGTTTTGGACGTTGGAGTTATACAAATAATGCTCTCCATCATCTTTCGTCACTATATTATATGCCAATTTCCTGTACGCTCGAATCAGATAATGTGTTTTCGTACCAGAATGCGAATGATTAGCGTAGAATGTAAGCAACTGTTCTACATAGTAAGACTTATATGGCTCTTGCATTATGCCGTAATCGCTCAGATCGATGGATAAATCACCTTTTCCTGCTATTTCACCGATCTCATGTATCTGCAATACATACCCTGGATTTCTCGGCTTAATCATCCACATTGATACTAAGGAACCCACACATACTCGTTATCATTATAAAAGACGCTCTCGCCTGGTTCACCGGAAGCCGGCAGATCTGTTACAGTACGGGTAATATCTCCAGTGTGAAGATTCGTGCCGGTAATGTCCCCCTTTGTAAGCTCACCGCGGATAGTTGCACTGCTCTTGTTCTCTACATTGCCAAGCCCTATATCCGTCTTACTAAGTCCGGTATCCAACACATTTGCCTTTGTAAGCTCGCCGCGGATAGTTGCACTGCTCTTGTTCTCTACATTGCCAAGCCCTATGTCACCTTTAGTTGGCAGCCATGTGTCCGCACGTGCGCCGACATCTGCCGCACTTAGTGATATGTTAGACGTTAGAGACTTTCCGTTTATTGTAAGGGAAGTAGCTACTTTGTTGTCCAATTCCCCCTGTAAGCCCGTAATCTTGCTAATCGACAAAGACCCAAGCTTGCTCTCCGGTAGCTTTCCACTTCCGTCTAATTGCGGTATGCCGTTCGCAACATCGAACAGCCCTGCATGTAATTTCTTTTCCCAACTCATTATTCACCTCCCAGTTTTTCTAATCTTTTTTCCAGTTCCCCAAGCACCATATGCGCCCCTTCACTGGCTGCTTTTTTTGCCTCTAGTTTCTTTTTCTCACTTTCTGCTTTGTTTTGCTCGGATTGAACCTCCATTTTTAGTGTGGAGATCCTGCTACGCATAAATTTGCCAATGAATCCCTTCTTAAGCTCATCTAATGCCAACAGTGCACCCGTTCCTGCTATCAGTTTTTTCTCTACCATCTCCATCTGTTCCATTGTTCTCTTATACTCCTCTTGTACGCCATTCTTCATGTTTTGTATTTCATCGTTTATCATTATCATCCTCCTATTATTCTTGCATGAACTGACCCGATAACTGCATGAAACTTTATCGGATCTATATGATGATACACATATATCCGCTCTTTTTCTTTTTGTATAGATACCCAGAGAAGTCTCTCATCCCGCGCATCTATATGCATCATAGGCATGGTTTTTGATTGATATCTCGTATCGAGATATAGACCTATGCCACCTATTTCGACAATCCTTTGTGCCTCTTGCCACGCTAAAAATATATGTTCCCAACACATGAAGAAATCGGTTGCATCTGAGAGTCTTTTCCCACACATTGTGCTATGCCTGCTACTCGATTCCTCCTGCCTTACATGTGCACGTTCTACTGGACTCGGATAGATGCTATAGCCGGCCGGCAGCCCGTTCCTCAGCTTGTTTAATAATAGGATAATCAAAGCCTCCATGTGGTCGAGAACATCACCAGGGAATTCATTGCGATCAAAATAACGCAATCGGGAAAAATCAAGATTTTCCGCTCTCACTCTTCTTCCTTGCCTGATATCTTGGTCTCAGACGGCCCTCGTTTATCAGCATTAGCTCAAAATGGTTGAAATATTCATCTAGAATCTTTCTTAGCTTTTCCTCGCTTAAAGCTGTGCTGATATCTGCCCTGAACATATCGCGAAGATTCTCTATCTCCGCCTCGAGCTTTTTTACTCTCCCCGAATAATCCTTCCACATCCATAATATCACTCCCGAGACTACTACCACGAAGATACCGACCACTATCGTCTCTACCATCTTAGCCTCAATCCCGTATATATTAGCCAGCGGATACTACCATAGTCCCGCATTATAACAGATAATTCACCCGACAAAAGAGTTATAATCTGCAGCTCGGCACGGACATTCGACTCCCACACATATTTTTTCAGATCGCGCGTCATCATATCGCTTTCCCATTGCAATCTCGCAGGCGTGAGGAAGAAGTTGATCTCTTTCGAATAATTCGTACCTGCTACCAAATACGACTTTGGCTTTCCTGCCTCCCATTGCTGTACCACTCCCACATTACTACCACGATATCGATAGCGCAGGTCGAGATGATAGATATCTGACCCTCCATATGAGAGCGCTTTTGCTTGTGTTTGTATAATGTGCCAATATCTTGCGTATTTCACTTCGTAAGTATTATATGTGTCTCGCGTCTCATAAATGCCGACAAAACGCCAATTCCTGTCCTCTCTGCGGATTTCTGCCCGTGTGTCCCAAGTAGCACCTTCTAGTGTGCCCCGGCCGGATACAGATATCGCCACCTGTGTGCCTTTATATTGCAGAAATGCCGGTATGCTGGCATGTGTATTCACTACCAGCATTACCAGCACCAGGGGAAGGAAATGTCTCATTTTAATTTTTTTTCCATATAACCAGCAGAGCGTTCAGTTTGCTCAATATATTTTTCCACTCTGCTTCCGTGATCTTGTGATCTAGGGCAGCTTCCCATACTGCATGTATCAGAGCTGCCAACTTTTTGAGTGTTTTGATGATCTTGGTCAGGAAGCTGCCGGCTACCAGCCCAAGCCCCATCAGCACGATTGTGATTATGTCGTTTATCCCGACACCACCCGCCAACGGGTTATTCGTATTTTCCGCAAATGCCGGCGTGCTTATAACGATCATCATTATAAGCACCAGCACCAACAACCATATACCTCTCATTTTGTCCTCCTTTATCCTACAGTGGCAGGTTCTATATTCATGTAAATCAGATATCTGCTGCCGGTCGGTCCTTTATATTCGGTACTAATCTTCCCGGAGAATAAACCGTTCAGCGTCGTCTCTCGATCATAGCTCCAGCGCATGCCGTTAAATATGATTACATCCTTACCTGAAGCGGATACCAACACTATTGTCTTTATTGTTTTGTTTAGCTGTTGCTCCAACCAGTCTTTACGATCTTGGTTTATCCCGACAAGGGTAAGCTCGACTGTATTGGTTCTTTTACCTTCTATCAGGTAGTTGGACGTTTTAAGTTTCTCTACCTCACTTTTCTCGCTTCCCGGCTCCTCTCCCAAGTCGGATATTTCATCTACATCGCTGCCCAATGCAGTATCCAATGTAGTGAGATCTGCGCACATGCTATCAGCCTCAGACTTTGTAAGAATTCCTTCTCCGATATAACATTTCCCGTGCGCGAATTGAGCAATTACGTTCTCAAACTTTAGTATATCGTCTGCCACGTAATCGTCAAAAGTAACTTTCGTTAAAGACATTTTGCCTCCTATGTTGTCGCGTTGTCGCGAATGCTTACACCAAATTTAGGTGCATGTATCTTGCCACCCCAGTTCGACCAGATGTTTATCATGTCTGCAGCAGAACCCGCCTTGGGTTCTATTTTAGTGCCGAATTCTTTTTGGCGACCCCAACCAAACACATTTTTTTGATAGAATAAATCAACCTTTTTGGTGCCTCCACCCGTGTCGTAACGCCCACCTGCCAGTACTAATGGCATTTTGGGTTCTAAGGTTATCAGAAATCCGTATGCTTTACCAACAATCCCTTGCGGTAGTGTTGCATCACCCATCTTGTCTCTGCTGATGAAATTATCAATGCTTGTCAGATCACTCTCGTCGTCAACATTCAGCACTGCATAACGGTCTTCCAATGGTGCGCCGGCTGCATTCAACAATTTACGCGCCTCTTTGAAATCCTTTTCTGTTAGCTTATTGTTCTCCGAATCGTCTTTTTTCAGCAAATGAGTAGAATCTATATTGTCCAGTATTTGCTTGATGATAAAAAGATCATAGGCGTTTATCAAGCCGTTTGACGCCTTTTTCGCATATTCCGTTCGAAGAGCTAAATTGCTCTGTGCTTCATCGACATCTTTTATTGTGACCGGCACGCCATATTCCTGATCGAATAGAAAATTCACATTTTGCTTATCAAGCGCATTGAAATCTCCATCAGCAATCGGCATTGGCATAGCTTCAATATCACCGATAAAAGGACCGTTATATCCTTCTGCTCTTGCGTTTTTGGTGAATTTAGTGTAATCTATCACACTGGCATGGACTCTAAAGTTTCTCTCCAATGCCTTCTTCATTTGTCTTGCTGTTTCAGCAGACCATATTTGTGGATTGAACCCCATCATTAACCTCCGATATATTCGTTATAAAGCCTGCTATACAGGCTTGGGTTTTGGTTTTTGATCTTGTCATGTAGATCCGTATCATCTAGGAGCTTTTCATATGTTATGCTTTTCGTCTCATCTCCATCAGCTATAGAAACAGTGTCGTCCGGCACTTTCGTAGTTTTTTGATTGAGCCATTCGTTGTACACTTCTTCACTTTGCGCCAACATTTTTAGCGCAAATTCCTTCTCCCGGGGAGCTATTTTTTTGCTTACAATAGCCAACTCCACCTTTTGGTTGTTAACCACTTCCTGCAATCTTTGCTTTTCCGTTTCGAGCGCTTCTAAGCTGTTTTGCATATTTTCTATCTTGTTCTCGATACCAGCTTCTTCTACGCCCAAAATCTTGCTCAAGGTTTTTAGATCCATTTTTTCTCCTTTACTCCTCATCTTGCTTTTTAGTGTTTCAAATATCGCCTGATTATGAAACTCGAACTTATCTATATCCGCAAATGCAGCAATTTTCAAGGCTTTCGATACCTCATCACAAAAACCTTTTTTCTTGGCCGTTTTTGCTGTCATCCAAGTCTCCGCGTCCATCATGCTCTCTATTTCAGTTTTCTCCAAACCGCTACGCTCGCTATATATATCAACCAATTGCTTCTTCACCTCGTCCATCAACTCGGCTGAACGCTTCAACCGATTACTGTCTCCTGTTATCCTCATCAGTGGGTTGTGCAACATCAACATCGAGTTTTCTGCCATTATTATCTTTTCCCCGGCCATCGATATCAAAGAGGCAATAGAAGCAGCCAAGCCCTCTATTTGTACAACTATAGTTTTATCGCTTTGCGATAATAAGTTGTATATGGCTAATCCTTCGAAAACACCACCGCCGGGACTGTTGACATGCAGCACCACCTTTTCTGCAACAATCTCATTAAATTCCTTCCTAAAATCGTTCGCCGAAATACCCCAAGATGCGATTTCATCATATAAATATATATCCGCTACATTTTTATCTACACATTTTATGTCATACCACTTCATCTTCACCTCCTTTGAGTATCTTAAAATCAATTTTATCATGTTATAGATAAAAGTGGGTAAAATACCCACTTTTTTTTCTATTACTACATATCCGTTTATAATAAATTCATGGAGGATATATGAATTTAGCTGGCGTCTTAGAGCATATTAAAGAAAGCCTGGAAAGCACAAATTTCTACAAGCAAGTAGAGAGCTATGAAGGGCAGTTTGAAGACCCCAAGAACTATATAATCCTCCCACCTGCTGTCTTTATAGATGTGATCGCAGGATCACAATCTTCCAAGATAGCCCGCAACCATGCCGCTGATATAGATCTATACGTCTGCACTGATAGCCTATACGGCAAACCGAATACTGCCAATATGCTCGACACAATAGACAGCATCAAACAGCATTTACAATATTCTAAATTCCCGGGACATATCGTAGCCTATAATGGCTTTGAGAAAATAGGCAATTTCCCCGGATTCAAAATTTACAAAATGTCTTTTCGAATAGATTAAGAAGGAGGTAGTATGATAGATATAGCAAGTGTCAAAAATGCTATCGGAAACGCGCATATACTACTTAGCGATTTTTCCGACGCGGATATACAGGGGATAATCTCTTCTCAAGAAGATTTTATAAAAGACTATCTCGACACTCTCCCCGACCCTGTACCAACCCTGATTCAAAAAATTTGTCTCGATTTTACTATCTTTGAAATCTACAAGCGCCAAGCTAGGCAAGATGTTCCCGAATCCGTAGAAAAGCAAAAACAAAATGGATACAAATTGCTAGATAAAATTTTAAAAAAAGAAATAACTTTTGGAACTGCCGAAATAACAGCGGATGACATGGCGCAAGTCTTTTCGGCTACAAAAAGATTTTTCTCCACTAAACTATGAAAAGCTTATACGACCATATCGGCGCCATAGCCGTCCAAAGCATTAAAAGCAGGATAAGAAGAAACCAAATTAAGCCCAAGACAGATAAGACGAATAAAAAGGGGCAGAAGGGAACAACTCTTATAGAATCTGCCAGATTACTCAACTCAATTTCTTATAAAATAGTGAGTGACACAATAGTTGTAGGAACAAACCTCGCTTACGCACGCATCCATCACGAAGGTGGCAACATAAAGCAAACAATAACTGATAAAATGAAAAAATACTTTTGGGCCAAGTTCTACGAAACAAAAATAGAAAAATGGAAATTTATGGCACTCTCCAAACAGGGCATGTTGAACATCCACATACCCGCAAGACCTTATCTTTTCTTGGATGATGATGATGAAAAAAGTATAACAAAAGTGGCACTTACATATATGGAAAAGTATTTTCTAAGAAATATAAAGGGATTAAAATGAGATACAAAAACGCGATAAAAGAACATGCCCAAAGCCTTTATGTTATCGAAGGCAAAAGTATCGGCTACATAGCCAGCATGATGAAAATACCAGAGAAAACGCTATATCGATGGAAGCATCAATATAAATGGGATTCTGCGGTTGGATCAGGAACTATCAACCTCGTAGGCGAAATGCAAAAAGCCTTCTATAATAAGGTACAGGAAGCTATACAAAACGGCAGTCTTACAGATCCTTCTACCGCGGATAGTCTTTACAAGACTTCTAAACTGATGGAAAAACTGCTACCAAAAAAGATGATGCTCGCAAACATCTTTAGTATGCTCGAAGACATTATCTCATACACCAGAACATACATCGAAGACGATCGGTTCATTGAGGCTCTGGGAAAATATCTCCCCGAAATTGCCGATTTCCTTAGAAAAAAATATAGCGAGAATCTATGAACAAAGCAATGACCAATAAAGAATTCGAAAAAAAAATCCAGTCACTGATCGAAGACATAACAAGGGAAACTACCATATTCCCCAACGACAACAAAACGTTACAAAGAATAAGAAGAGAAAAAGCCCTGAATGATATTTTTTTCTTTGCTGAAACATATTTCCCGCACTACATAAAAGCCAAATTCGGCAAACCACACAAAAAAATGCATCGCTATACAGAAACTAACGGATGCATTACTGCAATCGCTGGCTTCAGAGGACTGGGTAAAACCACGTTCCTCTCTATTATCAAGCCTATATGGAAAGCATTGAAAGGTGATTGTCATTTCAACGCGAAAATCGCAAAAAGCGTCGAGCTAGCAAAAGAAAGAACTGAAGCCATTAGGATCGAATTTCTCCACAATAAAAGGCTTATTAATGATTTCGGTAATCAACTCGCATTTTCACAAGGTGAAGAAACAGACTTTAGTATAAAAAAAGGCTGCCGGTTTTTGGCTCTCGGGTATAAATCCGGAATAAGGGGGAAGCTCTTTGGCTCTTTCAGACCAGATTATATAGATATCGACGATCTCGAAGATCATCAGACATACAATGAAAAGATCGCACAAGATAAGCTAAAATATGTATGCGAAGAAGCATACGGAGCACTGTATAAAGGACAGGGAACGCTTGTCTGGCTGGGAAATCTAACACACCAAAAATCCGCTCTTAACCTTTTTAAAATAAAAACAGAAGAAGAAAATAACCCGCAACACAACTTCTTGCTAATTTCCGCCGATGACGGAGATTTCAACCCCACCTGGCCAGAAAATTTCTCTAGCCACGAACTAAAACGTATATGCAACGCTATGGGAAGCATAGGATACGAGCGACATATGAGAATGAACCCTATCATCGAAGGCGTCAAATTCAAGGCTCGCTGGTTCAAATACGGGCTCATCCCTGGACAGAAAGAGAAAATCGTTACCTTTTGCGATCCATCCTTGGGTGAAAAATCTACCAGCGACTACAAGGCTATCATCACTGTTGGCTATTCCAAACAGAAATACAACCTCCTCGATTGTTTCATTCGCAAGACTTCGATCCCAATAATGATAGAGTATCTTTATTACATAGACGCCAGCTTCGATACTACTATCTATATGGAATCAAATTTCTGGCAAAAGGTAATCTGGGAATTTATCCCCGAGATAGCAAAAAATAAGGGCTACCCTCTACCGGTGTTGGCCGTTGAAAACAAAATTAACAAATCACAACGAATAGAGAAATTGCAACCTCTTTTTGAATGGGGTTGGATTCTATTCCCAGCTCAAAAAACCAAGGACCTTCTGATTCTGGAAGATCAGCTGCTCGGCTTCCCAAATTATCCAGCGGACGATGGACCCGATGCCCTGGCAGGAGCTGTCTCTAAAATCAAAGAATCTCTCAATCAGGGCTATAACAACTATGCATCACTCGAAAAAAAACAATCACCCCTCTTAAAACAACTATTCTAAGGAGCATTTATGAATCTCTTAAATCTACTGAAAAAACCAAAACCTGTTGTCCTTTTCTCACAAGAAAATGACCAAACCTTCAATATTACACCAGATATCACCCCTGATAATGTCTTGATGGCAAAAACCGAAAAAGAATCCGGAAACTATCAGCACATCCTTTCCATTTTTAAAAAGCTGATAAAATCAAATGACAACCTAGCTGCAAATATTGATATTAGAAAAGAAGCAGCTAAAACAGCTGAATACAAAATTACCTCCAAGCTCTCTTCAAAACAACAATTATTCTTCGACGAGTTTCTCGATTGTTTCCTACCATCCCTCATCGAACAAAGCATTGATTTGAAGCTACACGGAGTGGCATTTTACCAGATTTTATATACATTGGAAAACTCTTTATACAAGCCAATCGGATTCGAAAGCTACAAAAACCTCGACTTGCGCCTAAAAAATAAAAAAATGGCGTTGTTTATAGACGACATTTTTAAACCCCTGCCTGAACCTAATTTTATCATTAAATACAAAGATGAATGTATACTTGAATCGCTTTTGAAATATTACTGCTTTTTCTCTTTCGCGATCAATAACTGGGCACAGCTTACCGAAACATACGGCAAACCTGTCAGAATAGGGAAGTACTCGCCGGGCACCTCACAAAAAGACGTTAATATACTAAAGCAGATGATTACATCACTCGGGACAGACCTTTCGGCTGTATTACCAGAAAATACGGGCATAGAATTCATCGACTTTAAAAATAAATCGGGCTCCGCTGATATTTACAAAACCTTAGTCTCTTTTGTGGAAGACCGAGAAACCAGGCGCATTTTGGGACAGACAATGTCTACAAAAGAATCCGAATATGGCGGATATGCACAAGCCCGCATACAAAATCTAGTCCGCGAAGATATCCTACTAGGCGACTTAAGAGAAGCCTCCACCTATGTCTCCGATTTTCTTACACGAATCAATCATATTAATTTCGGTTCCGATCGCATCACCGTAAAACTAACTCCAGTAAGATTAATCGACACTAGCAAAAAAATACAGATAGATAGGCGGTTAAACCAAATAATTAATATCGACCCGGAATACTTCTATAAAACATACGACATCCCCGAGCCTAAAGATGGTATGAAAAAAAAAATAACCAGCCCCGCTCCTCTGCAAGCGCATCTAAAAACAACCAATATTATAAACTCTTCTAAGTACATCGAAAAAGGACTGCAAAAAGTTATTAAGTCCGCGCAAATCCTAAAAAAAAACATTGCAGCCCTCGATAAACCGGAATTCCCTGCTTTTTTTACCGATCTGCATCTAGTGCTTGGCGCTGAAATTAACTCTGCTATTATCGCTGAATATAAAAATGATCGCCTGAAGCCCAAAAACACAATTAACAACATTGATATTGATTGGTCTCTTAACGACATCCAGGCTATCAATGCCTTCAGAGCTGAAGCTTTCGAAGTCGCCCATGTCAATGCCGATGAACTTAGAAACAAGCTAAAATACGAGGCGGAAGACGCTATCCGAAAAGGCTCCACCTTCAATAAATGGAAAAATCAAATGCAGCTCTCCGGATTCGAACCCGAAAACCCATATCATCTCCGTACAAACTTCAACACCGCTGCTAACAACGCTTCTTTGGCCTCACAGTGGCAAAATGCCACCTCTATGAAAGATACATTCCCATATTTGCGCTATGTTGCCGTCATGGACGATCGTGTGCGTGATGAACATGCCGAGCTGCACGATACGGTCGCCCACCAAAATGACGAGTTTTGGAACGAGTTTTACCCTCCAAACGGATGGAACTGTCGTTGTGGAGTTGAGATGATGACAAACGAAGAGGGAGCACAAAAAGCCCTAAAACCTAAACCGTGGATACCTATAGACGAAAACTTTCAAAAAAACACTGGTAAAGATCTTACAGTTTGGGGTAAATGGTTAGATAGAAAATTAAAGGAATCCGGTCATTACAGCTGGACGGATCTAAATCTTAGCAAATGGCAGGATATACCAGAGAATAAATTTAAAAATCTGCACGATACCAGCGGAAAATCACATTCACAGCTATTAAAGGAATATGCAGACTATCTAAATGACAGGGTTCTATCCGATCCTACGGGAACACCCGTCGCTCTGCTAAAAGAAAAAGCGAGTAAATTCAAAGAGCATAAACTCGACGATCTGGCAAAAAGACTAAAATATATGAAAAACATCGACGATACTATCACAAAACCAAATGAAATCTGGCTAAAACAAAAAAGGGTAAGATATATAAAAAAATATGATAAAGGTATTATCTTAATTGCAGACTTAGCCAAAGATGGCTCTTTAGAATACTTTAACATTATCGCTTCAAACAAAACACGCTATATAAATACTCAAAGGTCAGGCATTTTAGTCTATAAAAAATGAGAACGGGTGTTACCCGTTCTCGGAGACCGGACGGGAGCTTGCTCTCCCCGGCCGTCCACGACCTCATTGGATAGCAAGTCCTCAGTCGCTTAAAATAATATATTACTCAGTTTTTTATTATAAACAAATCTTTTCTGACCCTCACCGCTTATAATACCAGATATCCCTGACCGTTGCCGGCGCGAGATAGAACATGTCCGCCACGATCTTGATAGCGGTTTGGATCTCGTACCCCCTGTCTGACAGCTTCCTTATTTCAGCCCGTATTCTTTTGTTTCGCGTTTTCCTTTTGTCCATAGACCCCTTCCTTTATCAGCTTCTTTATTTCCGGATCCTTTACTTTGCTAAGTAAACGCCGGTTCTCTAGCTGCTCTTCGAGAAAATATCTGCGCAACGCGCACAATTTCTTCCTCTTCATGGTGCACCATCGCTCCGTACACCACGGCACCATGCAGCCGACTTTCTTTTTGTCCGGATTAGGAGTCTTCATTTCGCTTCCTCACTGCCTCGTATCTTCTTTTTCGCTCCGCTTCCATATAGCGCTCCTGTTCTTCCAGTCTCTTTCTCTTCAGCTCTCTCTCCAGCTCCCGCTGTTTTTCCTTCTGCCTATACATCTCCCACTGCACCAGATACTTCTCGAATTTCGAAGCCCTGTAGAGTGTGCTGGGATGTAGATATTGCTTCATCTCCTCATCTTCCACCCATTGCGCCGTCTTCACTTCGTGTACATGCCGAAAATCCTCGACTGTGAAGCCGTCGTTTTTCCGCGCCATGATGGCTGTCTTCGTCGCTTTCGACAGTCTGTATTGCAGTCCGGTGCGCTCATGCAGATCGCGCAACACCTCTCTGCAGAAAAAATCCGCAGTAGGGCCGCTCTCTTCCACAGCATCCGCCCGCTTCTGTTCGCGTCGAATAGCCCTGTCATACCAGGCATGGAGAAGCCGTTTCGTCTCGGCTTCTCCAATTAGGTTGGTAAGGATCAGATGCTTCTGCCGCAGCGTTTTCATCGATCTATTCGCCTCCGATGCGCGAAAAATTCAAGACGATATATTTCCAGCTTCCGTCCTCTTTCCGGATCTTGAAATTGTAATAGGTCTTCGTGCCCTGCACGATCAGGCTCTTATCTATCAGCTCGATCGCTGCTTTCCATTGCGGATCATCTATCTCCACCCGCTTCAGCTTCATGATTTGTCGTGCATCCAGATTACCACTTTGATCGGGCTGGAATGCGCTGTTCACCAGTGCGACCAGTTCCTTCTTCGAACCTTTTACGATGTCCTTGATGAAATTGTCGATCTTCTTTTTCGCCACGTTCAGGCGCTCATCGAAACTTAGCCTTTTCTGGATCTTCACCTCTACACCGCAGTCCTGGTTAAAATTATAGAGCGTGGCATTGCCTTTCCAGTTTTCGCCGAATTCTTCTGCCGTCTCGTTCAGGTAGCCGCTTATCATTTCAGCTATCTCGAATTTGTACTTATGCATCATCTTCTGCAGCTCTTTCACCCGTGTGAAGATCTCCTCTACTACCTTGTCTCTCTTTTTGTCGTGCTCCGGAACGTATTTTTCCGGGACTTTTTCGCCGTCCGCATCGAGCCAATATGTAGCCCGTCCTTCTTTTACTTTTTGTGCCATTTTTCTTTCCTCCTATTTATTTTGTGCTCCCTCTTCGTTTGTCATCATCTCAACTCCACAACGACAGTTCCATCCGTTTGGTGGGCAAAACTCGTCGCCTCCCAGCATTGTCGTCTTCAATGTTTCTTCACATTCGCGGATCTGACGTGCCACCCTCAGCATTAGCAGCACATAGCCGATCCATAGTATTCCCGCTACTATGCGGAAAAATGTCGTGTTCTGTACACTCTCGAAACTGCCAGCCATGATGATGAAACCGGCAATCACTACCGTAGCGCAGAAAAACGCTACCCACCATACTGTTTTCATCCTACGCCTCCAGGTCTATGTATTCTACTTGTTCAATTCGAGATATCGTCTCTGCCCACAGCTTCGTCTGCAGATATTCCAGCACATCGAACACGCTGTCCCGCACTATTATTATTATCTCCGGTTTACCGCCATCGCCCCGATAGGTTACTTTGAAGCTTTTGCTCATGCGTGCCTCCCGTTTAGTGTCTCCAATACAGCGCCCATAGTTTGTGCCATGTCTTTGAATTCACATCCCTTGAGCTTTTGGCGGTACAATTGCACATGCCATTCGTAGTTGTGTAGTTTGCAATGGCAGAAACCGCATCCCTTATAAGTGATTAGATATTGGATGTCTATATCATGGGTGTTCACGCGAATTGCCCCGATGTTGCCGATTTGAAAGTCCTTCTGCCCATATATCTTCCCTTCGTCCAGCATTACATCTCTCGTAATGGAACCATTTTGGGCAGCAGGTCGTGGCGGTCTTTCCCGCTTCGGTCTGCTTTTTGTTTTTACATCTGTTTTCGCATACCGTATCATATCTTCTTCCCTCCTTGTTTTTTCGCCCTTCAGCCGGTCTATCTGCTTGCAGATTGCCCGGTATTCCCGCATCAGTTTTCGGGCCGTCTCTGCCAGCGCATCTCTTTTTCTTTCCAGTTCGCCTTCTCGGCTCCACTCGTGTGCTTTACTTTTTGGCATCGTTTCTCCTTTGCATTACATTTTTGTATTTTCGCCACACCATTTCGAACCTCTCTATTGCTTTTCTGCCGGAGTTATCGGTAATGCTAAGACCGCTCTCTATTCCATTGTTCCTCTGTTAAATCACTTGGGGGGAAATTAGACTCTATCGCAAACAATGTCTCATCTACTTCGGGGTATGGTAGCCCATCAATTTCATCTTCTACATCGCTCCAAAGCACATCTTCTTCATCTTCCATTTCTATTTGGTTTGCTATTTCATTGTCTGTCAATGAAGCACTACCGCCAACACCCGCTAAGAGTGCATGGCCTTGTTTGTTTTTGGAAGTCTTTTTCTCGTTGCTCATGTCATTGTATTTTCGCCACACCATTTCGAACCTCTCTATTGCTTTTCTGCCGGAGTTCTGAAATCGCCAATACTCATGCCAGCGGCTTTTCCACCAGTCGTGACAATTGCCGAGTGTCCACATTTTGTCTTGGCGTGAATGTAGTTTGTTCATCTCGTCCTTGAAACTTTCGAAAAGGATCTCAATATCATCCTGCTCTATTATATCGAAAATTTCAAGCTGTTGCGTTCTCATCTTCCTTTCGCGCTTCTGCTGGTTCTTATCCGCGTAGAACTTCATCGTGCTAATAGCTTCGCGTTTCTCACGTGCATCTAGCGCATTGAAATGTGTTTTTTTGAATTTCTTGATCAGGTAGCCCATTACACGTTTCTCTGTCCATCCTGCCAGTTTCACGACGTGATGAAAGTATTTCCCCTGCCTATCGTATTCTCTTTGCATTTCGTCCTCCCCGTGGGTCATAGTCTTGCGGAAACGGTTCGATCTGGCTACGGAAGAGACGATCGCTTTCCCGCTGCCTGTCTCTTCTCAACTTTTTCAGTACGCGCACTAGCCTCTGTGCCAGCTTTTTCATCTGTCTGTATTCTTCCGTATATTCGCCCACCTTCTTGTCGTGCAACTTTCTGGCTGTAATTACCTGCCGAGCATATTCATGGCTGACGCCAAGTTTTTTCGCCAACTCCCGCAGAGATCTATATCCCTCTTTTTTCACTTTTGTTTCCAACTCACGTGCTTTTGGTGTATTCACGTCACATTCATGTTCACTCCTCACCCTCCGGGTAGCGCGAACATAGATCACGCTTCTACCTTCCTTGCCGATAGTTTTGACCAGCCCTTCTTTTCTTAGCTTTATCATTGTATTTTTTATATAGTGAAAATTCAAGCCGGTGTCGATCAATACGTCCGTGGAAGAAAAGGGTCGGTCGGTGTTGTTTACGAAGTTTCGGATTATGTTTCTTTTACTCAGCATGCAGTCCCCTTAAGTCTTGCGCTGTTATTTTATTCAGTTTTTTTCTGTCCGCATACACTTCCATGCCGTGCAGCATCTTCACCAATTTGCGTAGCGTCCCCTTGCTTCGCTCGTGTACCAGCTCCGCCACCTGATCATCCAGTTCCAGGTCGGCAATAGCTGCTATCACTTTTTTGCTGTCCGGCAATGTGAGTGGTTTGTATCTCACGAAGTAGTTGCACCGGTCGAAATAATGTGCATTTGCTTTTAGCAGGTTTTTCTTAGCGTCCTGCATGCCGACCAATACGATAGTCGATAGCGTCTTATCCACTATGTCGCGAATCGCTCCGAGTAGCTGCCTGTTGCTAAATGCGTAATCAATCTCATCAATGAA